ACATGAAAAAGCGTGTTCACTGCCTAATCTGCAAAGCTGTTGCCCGCCTGTTTGGCTGTGGCGAGATCACCTCCGCAACAGCAATGGCCCAGCGAGCGAAAGTTCCAGACTACGGCGCGATGACGTCCGAAGAACTGACGCTCATGTTTGGCCCCTACAAGAACCGCGATCACCTTAGTCGTCTCGGCCGATCCAGTCGGGTTCGTAGCCAAACGGATGGTCCTCATCGCTTGGATTTGACGGAGGAAGAATTTCAACAACTTCGCGCTCGGCTGCAGCGAAAGCAGGTTGCCTCCGACGTTGACGATAATCAGTTGCGGGGAGCGTAATATGATCAACGTCTTTGATCAGAAGGCGCTTTATGACGCGCAGCTGCACGCTTGCTATGCTGCCGTGCGCGAAGGCTTTCCGCATCTGGCTATCCGCGACATCGTTGAGCCGCCACATGAATGGTTTGACGCGGCGCTGGCCCGGCAGGTGGTCATTCATCTGATGGTGACTGAGTTCAAGTGGCCGAAGCGCCGGGTCGTGGAACTGGAAGACCGCTCTCGCGAGGCGATCAACCGCGCGCTGCGCACGATTGACCGTCGGCTCGAAACGCCGCGCTTCTCCACCCATTATCGCATGATGGCTGAGCGGGCGCATGCTCTCGTCTTCCTGCAAACCGAAGAGATGCGGGGAGTGGCCTGATGCCTGACTACAAGCAGCTCTCCCTTTCCCAGATCCTGATTGGTGAGCGTCAGCGGCCTATCGACCGCGATTATGCATCCGTGATCGGCGCTTCCATGAAGCAGCATGGGCAGCTTCAGCCGATCGTTGTTCGTGCTACTCCTGCGGCGCAACGGCCATATACGCTGGTGATCGGCGGACATCGCTGCACCGGGGCCGAGATCCACGAGATCGAGACCCTCGATGCCATTGTGGTGAAGGCGAACGGCGCTGATGCGCAACTGCTGGAACTGGCAGAGAACCTGCATCGCCGGGATCTCTCTGTTCTCGATCGCGCTTACTTCGTGCAGGCTTACCGCGACCTTTGGGAGAGCAAGTACGGGAAGATTGCGTCGGGCGGGGACCATAGCGACAGGTTGTCGCTATGGTCTGCCGAAGGTGCCTCCTGCTATTCCCAAGCAGTAGCTGACAGGCTGGGGCTGTCCACGAGATCAGCCCAAAGGCTCGCTAAGATCAGCAGCAAGCTCCACCCCGAGTTACGCGCCTCTCTGCACAGCTCTCCCGCCGCCGACAACCAGTCCCAGCTTCTGGCGCTGGCCAAGTTGGAGCCGCAAAAGCAGCGGCAGGTGGCGCTTGCATTGAAAACAGAGCCTGATGTGAAGAAGGCGCTGGCGATTGTCGATCCGGCTCCGCGGCTGCCCAAGGCGAAGGCCGACCAGGCGCTTCTGCTTTCCCGGCTGGTGACTGCCTGGGAGGATGCGAACGAAGAAACGCGGTCGCAATTCCTTGAGCATATCGGCCTCACTGGCAACGCCGAGCTTCAGCAGATGATTGCCGACCTGAAGAGCGAGGCTGCGTGATGTCGAACCATCCTGCACAGCTCGATTTCTTTCTGGAGCCGCTGTTTCCGGTTCGCTCGCCTGTTGCCTCTATAGATCTCGACCGCTTCCGCTCCAAGCTGAAGCGCGAGATGGCGAGAGCGATCCGCGAATGCCCATATTCCCGCGATGTCGTGGCCGCGCGTATGGCGCATTACCTCGGGCTGCCCAACCTCTCGAAGACGACGCTCGATGCCTACACGGCTGAAAGCAAGGCCAGCCATGATGTGAGCCTCGTTCGCTTCAAGGCTTTCGTTCGGGCAACCGGTGCCGTCTGGCTTTGGGACTTCGTGGTTTCCGAGGATGGCTTGACGTTGCTGGAAGGCGACGAGGCCCGCCTTGCCGAGATTGCCCGCCTTCAGCAGGAGCAGCGGGAACTGCAACAGCGCCTGAAGACCCTTCGCGCCACGCCGATCAACATCAAGAGGCGGGGGCTGTGATGGCAGCGCGAAAGAACGTCAAAGCCGCACCGGCCATCAGCGTGAAGGAGTTCTTCTCTATCGCAGAACTGGCCGCTGCAAATCTGCCGGGACTTCCACGCGATGTTTCGGCACTCGACAAGATTGCCCGCACCACATGGCGTGGTGATGAGCGTCTCGCGCGGCGGGTTCCGGGCAAGACGAAGCCCATCTGGGAATATCACTATTCGCTTCTGCCACAAGCAGCGCAGACCCGGCTCCTGGTCGTTCACATGGCACCTGCCAACGATGACCGGGACCTAAAACGCGAGCGAAAGGCGAAGCTCTGGCACGGCTTCGAGACGCTTTCAAACGACCAGAAAGCCCTCTGTGAAGCGCGTTTGAAGGCGCTTCAAACGGCTGATGATCTGGAGCAGGGCGGCATGACAGCTAGTGCTGCCGTGACCATGGCGTGTGCGCGGGCAGGGGTCACGAAGTCAGCCTTTTACGAGTGGCGTAAGCTCGTGGCCGGTCTGCCGCGCGAGGACTGGTTGGCGGCTCTGGCTCCTTCCTACTCAACGGATACCCGGTTTGCCGAGTGCCACGCGGATGTCTGGGACATCCTGAAAAGCGACTTCCTGCGACCTGAACGCCCGACTTTTTCCGCCTGCTATCGCCGGGTGGTGAAGCTGGCGAAATCAAAGAAGTGGTCGCCGATTCCCAGCGAGCGGGCCTTGCGCCGTCGATTCGATCATGAGGTGCCGGAAGCGGTACAGATTGCAGCGCGCGAAGGACGCGAGAAGCTGAAGGCGCTTTATCCGCCGCAACGCCGCACCCGCTCGCATCTTCACGCCATGCAGGCGGTGAACATGGACGGCCATCGCTTCGATGTGTTCGTGCGGTTTCCTGATAACACGATCGGCCGCGTCTATATGGTGGCGCTTCAGGATCTCTATTCCGGTAAGTTTCTCGCTTGGCGGATCTCCGACAGCGAGAACAAGGAAACCGTGCGGCTGGCGATTGGTGACATGGTGGAACGCTACGGTATTCCGGACATGATCACGCTCGATAACGGGCGCGCCTTTACCAGCAAGTGGATCACCGGAGGTTCAAAGACCCGATACCGCTTCAAGATCAAGGACGAAGATCCGCGCGGGCTTTTGACCACGCTGGGTGTCGAGCTTCAGTTCACGAAGCCCTTTTCTGGTCAGTCGAAGCCGATCGAACGAGCCTTCCGCGATCTGACGGATGATGTGGCCCGCCACCCTGTTTGTGCAGGTGCCTATACCGGCAACAAGCCGGATGCGAAGCCGGAAAACTACGGCAAGTACGCGGTGCCGCTGGCGACCTTCATCGCCCATGTCGATGAACAGATGGCCGAGCACAACGCCCGCGTGGGCCGCAAGGGCGGCAACTGCAACGGCCGCAGCTTTGATGAGACGTTCGAGCAGAGCCTTGCCGATCCGGGCACGATTGTCCGCACCGCAACGGCTGCCCAGCGTTCTCTCTGGTTGCTGGCGTCGGAAGCCTTCAAGGCGCGCAAACCAAACGGGGAAATTCACCTGCACGGTAATCGCTATTGGGCACCGCCGCTCACCGGCTATGTAGGCAAGAAGGTTATCATCCGCTTCGACCCGGATCAGCTGCACCGCGACATCAAGATCTATGACCTCGACAATTCGCTGATCTGCGATGCGCCTTGCGTTGAGAACACCGGTTTCCATGACACTGAAGCCGCTCGCACACATGCGAAGCTGCGCGGCGATTACCAGAAGGCGATCAATGCCGAGAAGGCACTCCACGCCAAGGTGAAGGCTCAAGACTTGGCCGATCTCTACAGCGCTGCCAGTAGAGCAGAGCCCAAGCCAGCCCAGCAGCCCAAACGCTCTAAGGTCACCCGCATGGCGGCCGGCAATCTCGCCGTGAAAGCGCCGGTGATCGACCAGACGGATTTCGAAGACAGCTTTTCTCGCGCGCTTTCCAAGGTTTCAGGAGAGCCAGCGATCATCCCATTCCCGAAAGGGGATCGGTCCCGGAAGTAGTGCGTCGGGACCGCAGTGCAGAGCCGTGAAGTACAGAGTCCGGTTCCAAAAAAAACGGGCGGGGAAAATCCCGCCCGACAATCAGCCCGGATTAGGGCTTCACACAACGGAACCTTCGCATGAACAAGCATATCGACACAAGACCCTATTCCGGTTGGGAGCAACAGGAACCCGACCTGAATTTTATTGAGAAACACTCCGACGACATTGATGACTGGCGTCGGATACGTGCGCATGTGGCGGAAATTGCCATCGCCAACAGCTGGACGAAGGCGGAAGTCACCCGGCGCAGCGGCATGAAGGAAGGCACCTTCTCGCAATGGTTTTCCGGCACCTATCTCGGGCGTCTGGAAAACATGAACCGCCAGATGCACCAGTGGGTGACGGCGGTTCTGGAAGCGGCAGCCATGCCGACAATCCCGACTTCGCCAACTTTCCTGCGCACCCGCATTTCCAACGAGATTGCCCAGACATTGCAATGGGCACAGATGACCGCGGATCTCGTCATCATCACGGTCGCGGCCGGAAACGGCAAGACGATGACCTGCCGCCACTACCGGGCAACGCATCCGAACGTCTATCACGCGACCGTCAGCCCGCACACGAAGACTGTTCACGGTCTGCTGGTGGAGCTGGCAGCCGAACTTGAAGTTCACGAAAACAACCCGGCGCGTCTGACGCGGGCCATCGGCTCAAAGCTCGGGCGGGCAGGCGGTGGCACCTTGCTGATTGTTGATGAGGCGCAGAACCTCGTTGATGATGCCATCAACCAGTTGCGGCACTTCTCGGATATCTACCAGTGCGGCATCGCGCTTGTCGGTAACGAGGAAGTCTATTCGCGGTTCGTCGCACAGGTGAGGGGGCGTTCCTATGCCCAGCTGAAGCGCCGCATCGGCAAGCACCTGAAGCGCCAGAAGCCCTATGCGGAGGATATCGCCTCCTACATCGCCGCCTGGGGGATTTCCGACCCTGATAGCGTGAAGCTGTTGACAGGCATTGGCCTGAAGGGCGGCGCACTTGGTCAGATCGACAAGACCATGAAGCTCGCGACCATGATTGCCATTGGCGAGGATCGCGACGTCACGGTGAAAGATATCGAAGCCGCCTGGAAGAACCGCGATGTGGAGGACATGGCATGAAGCCCGCTCCTTCGCTTTGCCACGAACTCGATCTCTTGAAGCGCGAATTCCAGCCCTTCGTTCGCAGCGGCATCACGCTTGATGGTGGCGAGGTCAAGCGCCTGACCAGGCGGATTTCCCTCCTCTCCAAACTCTCGCGCAGCATGGAAACGGAGCTTTCCATCCACCGGCTCACCGAAGCCGGTCGACCAGGCGGTGATCGATCTGCTCAATCATTCGGTTTTCTACCTCAGCGCCGTGACCGATAGGGAATGGCAGGTGGTCATGAATGCGCTGGGCGAACAGATTCGGGCGGGCAAGGCAGGTGGATCATGACGCACACGCATCAGGTCACCAACACCGCGGTCGTCCGGTTTCTGGAACTGGCTTATGGCCTCGATATCGAAACCATCCGCTCGCGTATTGCCGTTCTGGCTGAAACCGGCATTCGCGAAGAAGCGACCGGCATCATCACCGAAGGCGTGAAGCTGATCGTTCTCGATGGGAAGGTGGTCAATGTCGTTCACCGCCGCACGCCTTCCTGCCATCGCACATCCGGGCCACCGGAGGCGTGACGGTCATGAGCAGCCTTCCGGGTCTTCTGGGTGACATTGCCGATATTGCCGGTGCCGACGTTGCTTTTCTGATTGCGGAAAGCCACGGCGGCACCCGCGTTTCCATCCCGCCGCGTGCGCTGCCGGACCATTGGCTGACGGAACTGGTGGGCTCTGAAACGGCGGATCTGATCTGCCGCGAACTTGCCACGCTGGACGCTGAAGGACGGTTGAAGGGTGTGCAGGCCGAAGTCCTGCCGAAGGGACCGGCAGCACTTCTCAAATCCGCCCGTCGCCGTGCGCAGATCGCGCTCGACCAGGGCAAGAGCGTGCGGGAAGCGGCCCGCATCTCCGGCTTGCACGAGCGCACGATTTGGCGCATGAAAGCAGATGACGGCGCTCAAGGCAGCCTGTTCTAGCGAGACGCTGACACCTGTCAGCCGCTGAATTCTTCCCCCGATTGCATAGTCGCTCCGACAAGCCACAACGGCAAATCGGAGCTTTTTCATGCGCCCTGTCAACGAAATCATTGTCCACTGCACCGCCACGCCGGAAGGGCGACCCGTCACCGTTTCCGAGATCGATCGCTGGCACCGCCAGCGCGGCTGGTCCGGCATCGGCTATCACCGGGTCATCGGCCTCAACGGTGAACGCTGGCAGGGCAGGGCGCTGGAAAAGATCGGTGCCCATTGCGAAGGCCACAACATCGGAACAATCGGTGTCGCCTATGTCGGCGGTCTTTCTGCCGATGGCCGCGATGCGAAAGACACGCGCACCCCTGCCCAAAGGGAGGCGCTTCTTGCCGAACTGATCGATCTCCGCGATCTCTTCAATATCCTGAAGGTTTCCGGGCATCGCGAATATGCCAACAAGGCCTGCCCAAGCTTCAACGCGTCTGGGCAGCGGACGCGCTTCAGGATCGCGACCGGACACAAACGGAAATCTATGCCGAGTTCGTGGCAAATCGCGGCGATCCCCGATCCGCTGGAACGTGAGGCGGCAATGATCGACTGGCAAGACACGCAAAGCTATCAGCGTGATTACCCGATGATCAACCAGATCGGGGCGGCACTCGGCTTGCCGGAAGAGCAGATCGACGCGCTGTGGCTGTGGTCAGTTAGGAATTAGTCCTTGATCTCCCAGACCTCAAAGAACGAAAGCTCTGTAAGCTTGAGGATTTCTTTCGCCGAGGCATCGCAGCCGAGTTTCTTGGCGGATTTTGCTGCCTTCTTTCGCTCATCCTCAACTATGGATTTTGCATAGGCATATTGCTCGCCTTTTAAGTGGTTCCCCATGATCGCGTCAGTGCGAATAAAATACTTGGGGCACGCATCTTCGATTGCGAGCACGGCACCCCAGAAGCGCCCGAACCTCACTGCCTCATCGGCGCCGGGTACAGGGGTGGTAGAAAGAAATAGGCCGATTAAGCCGATCAGGTGGGTCTTCATGCGCACGGCTTCCTTCATTGACGGCGGGCATCCCAAGGAGCATCGAAGCGCCCCTGCCACATCCCGGCCTCCTTTTTCTTTGCTTCGGCCTCGGCTTTTGCAAAGGCCCCCTTGCTATACTGCTTGTAGTCAAGGGCGTAGCCGTTGCGAACCATCCATTCGCCAACGCTTGCGCCGTCTGCACGGTAGCATTCGCCGACCATGCGTTTGTATCGATCCCACTCGACGAACTCACAACGTGTTGGCCGTGATGCAGCGAGGAACTTGTCCAGGGCATCGGCTGAGACGTTGCCGCAGCGGTACATGTTTTCATTGGCGTCCCAGCAACCCTGCCAGCTTTCCGGTGCATCGACACCCTGAAGCCGTATGCGCTGGCCAGCAATCTCGATCGTGTCGCCATCGATAATCGAGGCTCTGCCCTGAACGGGGCCTTGTGCGAGGGCAGATGCAGAAACGGTCAAACTGATCATAAGGGTGAAAAACTTCAGCATATCGCCTCGCACGGTATGCCGTCGGAATCTCTGTCAAGTTTGCCGCCCCAAGAGCAGTTCTGAAGATAGTACCGGGCCTCATCGCAGGACTGGATTTGCTTACATGTCTTCTTGGGCTGGCATGACCAGCTTTGAGCAACTTCGATGTCGGTGCGATGGCTTTCCAAAACAGGGGCTGCGGTCGCCGCTGTCGAGGCCAAAAGTAACATGATCGCTATTCTCATTTCCGCTTCCAATAGTTGAATTAGCGGAATGACAATCACCTAATTTGATCGCAGTCCATGCCTTCGGTCGAAATTAGTGACTTCTGGTTGAGCAAATCTGTGAATACAGGCCCGTTGTATCAGCGATGCTGCAACGGTCGCAGTTTGCTGAACCTTCCCTCTTAGATTTGAAACCGCTTACGGAGGATGCCCGATGGCAGACCTGTCTTATTTCCATGGCGTGAAGCTTGAAGAAAGCCCGGATACGCCGTCGCTCGTGCGCATCAACCGCTTTGGAACCACCTTCGCCAATGGCAGCGCGCCCGATGCTGATCCGGCACAGTTTCCACTGGGCCTGACGCTGGTCACCTCGCTCACCCAGGCTGCTGCGCTCGGCACGGCTGGCACGCTGCTGGATATGGTCACCACGCTGTTTGGCGAGGGCGCGACCTATGTCATTGTCAACCGTGTGGAGCACAGCGCTGACGCCACGACCATGCAAAACAACCTGGTGGGTGACCCTGTTGCCCGCACCGGCCTCTATGCCGCACTGACCGCGAAATCACGCGGGCTGCCGCAGCCGCGCGTACTCATCACAGCTGGGAACACAGGTGCTTGGATCGAAGGTGGCCTCGTCTCGGTCAGCGTTGCCACCAATGGCGAAAAGCTGACAGAGGCGCCTGTTGTCACCTTCACGGGTGGCGGCACGGATGCAGGCAAGGTGCTGCCTACCGCCGTTGCGGTTCTCGGCACGGGCGTCAATGCGGGCAAGGTGGTTTCAATTACCGTTACCAGTGCAGGCAAAAATATGACTGCCGCGCCAACGGTTGGCTTCACCGGTGGCGGTTCCGATGCGGGCAAGGTGCTGCCGACGGCCATTGCCAATATCGGCGATGTGGGCAATCCCTTCGTATCTGCTGCCAAGGTCATTTGCCCGCAGATCCGCGCGCGTGCCTACTTCAACGGCCCCAACACCACTAATGCCGCTGCAGTGCGCTGGCGCTCCACATTGGGCGATCGCATTCTGCCAATCGACCCGATGGGCATCAAGCTGGTGGATGATGTGCCGGTGGTGGTGCCGTCTGCTGCGGTCTTCGCGGGTGTCCGTGCTCGCGTGGTAGCGAGCTCGGAAGGTGTTTCGGGCTCCGTTTCGAATAAGCCGATCCGCACGCTGGATGGTGTCGCGCGCACGATCCAGTATCCAGCTGATTCCAACTATCTCAACGAAAACAGCGTCAACACCATCATCCGCCGCACGGATCTGGTGACCTGGGGTTCGCGGTTGGCGGCAAGCGATGTGCTGTGGCAATTCGACAGCGTGCGTGCCACGGCAGACATGGTGAATGAAGCGCTGGAGGATGTGTATTTCCAGTGGGTGGACAAAAAGTTCACCGCCGCCAACCTGAAAATGGCGGTGGAAGACGGCAACAATGCCATGCGCGTGTTCGTCTTGAACAACGATATCCTGACCGGTTCTGTGTTCTTGACTGTCAACAATACCCCAAGCCTGAATGCGCAGGGCAAGGTGTTCTTCGGTGTCCGGTTCGAGCCTGTTGGCCTGATGGAGCAGATCCACATTACCACCTATCGCGATCCACTCGTTGCCTATGAGCTGCTATTCGACCAGGTGCAGGGCCTCATTCAGGAAGGCCCGCTCGCGGCCTGATTTTAATCGTCGATGCCACCGCCTGACAGAGGGCGGCGCGTTCCGCTCGACCCACTCCACTCTTGAGGATATCTCTCATGGCAAACCAGCTTCCTAGCTTCATCCTGCGCGATTGCATGCTCTATGCCGATCGCCAGAACAAGATTGGCCAGATCGGTGATCTGATGCCTCCCGTGCCAGAGGCCAAGCGCGAGGAATTGCGCCAGGCTGGCATGATCAAGCCGCGCATGATCCACATGGGTTACAATGCGCTGGAATTTTCCTTCACCATGGCCGGTCTCGATCCGCAGACCTTGCAGCTGTTCGGTCTGGCGCCGGGGGTGGAAACCCCGTTCATGGTCACCGGCGCGCTTGTGGATGAAGACGGCACGGTGCATTCCGCCGTCATGAATATTCGCGGCAAAGTCTACAAGCCGGACCCTGGCACCTGGAAGGGCGGCGATCTGCCAAGCAATTCTTACGCTGTCGACGTGAACTACTACAAGCTGGAGATCGACGGTAACCCGATCTACGAGGTCGATGACTTCGACATAAAGGTTGGCGGTGTTTCGCAACAGCAAAGCATTCGCACGGCGCTGCTGCTTTAGGCGGCGCTTTCTGATCCCTCTTAATTCTAGGAATGATGATGGTTACCGTAACCCTGAAAAAGCCCGTCGAACATGACGGCGGAAAGCTGACCGAGCTTCACTTCAACCGTGAGGCAGAGGTGGGCGATATGATCCTCGCCTCTCGTTTCTCGACAAACGAAGAAAAGACAGCCGTCATGCTGGCGGCGCTGTCTGACACGCCGCTCCCCCTGTTCAAGAAAATCAAGCTGCCGGATTTCAACCGCATCCTTGACCAGACAAAGCACCTGCTGAGTGACCTGGAGGGAAACGAGTAGGAGGCCACGACTGGGAGCTGATGGCTCACTTCGTGGCCCGGTTTGCCTCGACATCGCTCAATGTCATTGAGCGCTGGTCGCCGGAAAAACTTATCCAGCATTTCAATGCCGCACTGCGGCTGCATCGCGAACTGAACGGGAAACCGAAATGACCACGCTGCAAAGCACGCTGCGTATGAGCCTGATCGATAACGTGAGCGCAAAGGCTCGCGTCATCGGCGGCGCGCTGTCCGGCATCTCGAAAACCACGGGCGCCATGACGGCACCATTGCGCGGGATCACCGGACAAATCCTCGCCATTGGCGGCGCCTATCTGAGCGTAACGGAAGGTGTTGGCGGGAGTTTCAAGGCTGCCGCCAGCGCTCAGGAAGCCCTGACGGAAATCGGCATCAAGTCGGATATGACCGGCGCTCAGCTGGAGCAGCTTGGACAGAAGATGCGCTCACTTGCGCCCGCCGTGAACCAGTCTGCAAAAGACCTGACCACGGGCGTTGATGTAATGATTTCCATGGGCACGGCTGCTACTGATGCGGCGGGAGCTATCCCGGCCATCGGTAAGGCGGCAACGGCCACGCGGGCGACGATCGAAGATCTCTCTTCCGCCTCCAGCTCTGCCATGCAGAACCTGGGTGTGTTGCCTGCCGAAATTTCAAAGATGCTGGACGGCATGGCCAGCGCTGGCAATGCCGGTGCGTTCGAGCTGCGGGACATGGCGCAATACTTCCCGCAGTTGACGGCGTCTGCCAGATCTCTGGGCATGAATGGCGTCTCTGGTGTCAACGATATGGCGGCTGCGCTTCAGATCGCGCGGCGCGGCGCGGGCGATGCCTCGACGGCAGCGAACAATCTTTCCGATTTCATGGGCAAGATCGTCACGCCACAGACGATCAAGAATTTTAAGAAATTCGGCGTTGACGTTACCAAGGAACTCGAAAAGGCAAACAAGAACGGCATCTCGCCAATCGAGCACTTCATCAAGCTGCTGGACCAGAAAACCAAGGGCGGCAAAGGCGAGTTACTGACCGAGATCTTTGGCGACAAGCAGACGCTGGATTTTGTGCGGCCCATGATTGCCGATTTCAAGGATTACATCCGCATTCGTGACGAGGCCAATAATGCCAGCGGCACGGTGGACGCGGCATTCCAGCGCCGCATGCAGGATGCCAACCAGAAAATGAAGGCGTTCTGGATTTCCATGGAGAACATGGGTGTGGCGATCGGCAGCCGGTTGCTGGAGCCCATCGGCAACGCTGCCAATGAGATTGCCAATATCTTCAATACGCTCGAATCCCGGTTCACGGTCTTTGACCGTATCGGCTATGCTATGCAGGGCTTCTGGAGCGGCCTTTCGGTGGATGGCAAGGGAGATTTTGCAGCATCTGCCAGGGCGCTGAAGGAGTTCTTTTTCGGTGTCGAAGATGGCAGCAAGGCGGCTGACCAGGCGGGGCAGGTTTTTGCCAAGTTTCGCGAATGGGGATCGTCGGTCCGCGAGCTGACGGAAGCGATCAAGGCTAACCCGATTGCGCAATTCTTTGGGCAGATGGCGGGCTATGGTTTCGAATTCATGGTGTGGGGCGCGGGTATCGCGTTCCTTGCCGGAACGGTGCGAAAACTCGCATCTGCCATGATGCTGCTGTCCGGCGCATCTGCCGCGCTATCCGCCGTCAAGGCGCTTGGCCAGATCGCAAATCTGGTCGGCGGTGGCTCTGGACTGGTTGGCGCTGCTGGCGGCGGCGCGGCTGCCGGAGGTGCTGCTGCGGCAAGTGGTGGCTGGAAAGCAACTCTGCTCGGGCTTGGCCGTCTTGGGACGGCATTCGCTGCGGGGGCGGGAGCCTATGAATTCGGTCGTCAGACGATGACGGGCGATACGGCTTATAAGCGCGGTCAGGCGCTCCTGCCGGGTGTTGAGGATGTCGCGGCTGCACTCTGGCGAGTTGCGCCTCAACCTTCCGTCCCAACCGTGCCGACAAATGGCGCGATAGCCATTCAGGATGCCATCAACGCGCGCGCTGCCGGATTCGGCGGAACGACGAATAATCTTCCCGGAAAGACCAAAGATGATGTCGGTTATGGCCAGCAGCCCATCACGGTGGAAATGCTGAGGCAGGCGAACGCACCGCAAGGCGTGCAGGAGGTGCATGTGACAAACCAGCAGCCTCCACCGCCGATCACCATCCACGCGCCGATTACCATTACCGGCGTCTCGGACCCTGTGGCGGCGGCAAATTCTGCGGCGAAGCAAATGGGGGATTCTGTCCGGGCTGCTCGTGAGGGCGCTTACTCGGATTAGCCAGTCCGTGCTCACTTAGGACTTTTGAAGCAGAGGAGCGCTGCATATGGCAGGCACCGTGAACATGACGCTTGGTGATTTCGCATTCGAGGGTTTGGGTTTCGGCTACGAGGCCGTGAGCCGCCGACTGGATACGAAATGGGCGGAAATCCAGCTTGCGCAGGGCATGAATGTTTTGCAGCACACAGGCGGAACTTCTGACGAGTTGACCATTCGAGGCGTACTGTTTCCTGTAGAGTTCGGCGGGCAGGGCTCGCTTGAAGGCATCATGAATGCGGCCCTTGCCGGAACGCCGCTGATGCTGGTGTCCGGCTCCGAAGCGCAGGGCGTGGTGCATGGCCTCTATGTGGTGCAATCGGTCGAACAGGACCGCACGCACCACACCATTGCAGGCGTGCCGCGCAAGAACGCCTATTCCATTCAGCTGCGGCGCTATGGTTCCAGTCTCTCCGGCGCTGGTTTGGCTTCGGCACTTGCCGGTGCGGCTGCATCTGCGCTGGCGTCCATTCTCTGAACAATCCAGGTGAACGATGTCGAGAGTTTACACGACGCGGCAAGGCGAGACTGTCGATTTCGCCTGCTGGAAAACCTATGGCCGCACGGGAGATGTGACAGAGGCCGTGCTTGGTGCAAACCCGGGCCTTGCCGATCTCGGTCCGGTTCTGCCGATCGGCACGAAGATCACCATGCCCGATATCAGCAAAGAGGAAAGCGCGCCGCAACTGGTGACGCTCTGGTGACATGAAGCCAATATGCATCGTGACGATTGACGGGCAACCGGTTGCCGGTGCCTTTTACGAGCGGCTGATTTCCATCAGCGTGACGGACAAGGACGGCGAGGGGGCTGATACCGTCGATATCGAGTTGAACGATGGCCCGCCGCTGTTTCTGTCAATCCCGCGCAAGGGTGCCATCATTGATGTGCAACTTGGATATGAGAGCGGTGGCTTACGATCCCTCGGGCAATTCACCGCCGACAAGGTGCAGCCAAAATGCCTGCCCTACAGCATGTCGATTTCCGGAAAGTCCGCGGATCTGCGATCATCTAAGCTGAAGGCCAGAAGCGAGCGGCATTGGGAGGGCAAGACGCTGGCCGATGTTGTGGGCGATCTAGCCAGCGAATCCGGCCTGTCTCCAGCCATCGACTCTTCCATCGGCTCGGTCGTCTATCCCTGGCTTGCACAGCAGGATGAAACGCCGATCCACTTTCTGCAGCGTCTGGCCAAGCGGCACAATGCGCTGTTTACTGTCAAGGCGGGGCGGCTGATCTTTGCGGAAAAGGGCGGCGGGCAATCTGCAAGCGGCGCCTTTGTCGGCTCTGTTCTGGTGACGCCGAGCATCATCCTGCCGGGAACTTGCGAATTCGAGGCCAATGACCGCACGCGCTACAGTAAGGTGGTGGCCTATGTGCAGGATGGCGACAAAGCCAAGCGGGTGGAAATCGAGGCGGAAGCCGATGCGGACGGCGAAAGCGTTTACCGATTACCAGAGCCGTTTGCCAATCTGGAGGAAGCGGACAAGGCGGCGCAGGCCAAGGCAAAGGATCTGAAGCGAGGCGAGGGCGCTGCCTCCGTGACCGTGCTTGGTGATACCGCCATATGCGCGGGTGCGCCGCTTTTGTTTGAGGGCGTTCGCCCTGGTCTGGATGGCGTGCCTTACGTGATCGACACGGCCACGCACAAGTTTTCCAAGTCCGGATACACCACACAGATTTCCGCCAAGCTCTATGACGGCAAATCCGGCTCCGGATCTGGAAACGGCAATGGCGGCGATGCGGCGGACAAGGGAACCGTTGCCCAGAATTCCCCGCCCGGAACGCCCGCTACGCCAAGCCAATGGACGAATGAGCGGCGCTACGGGCGAACCGACGAGAACTGATTTCACTAAAGGACATTCCCGATGAATTTTGAACAGTGGCTGCAAAGTCGACTGACGGCACACGGCTACCCAGTTGGCGGGATCGATGGAAATGTCGGACCCGTCTCCATCGCTGCGCTCAAAGCCTTTCAACGCGCGCGGGGGCTGGAGGTAACGGGCAAGGCGGACGGCACGACCGTTTCGCACTTGCGTATGCCTTCCAGCGCCGTCTTGCCCGAAAAGCTTGTTGGGGTTCCGGATCGTAACATCGCAGAGCCTGCCGTAAAGCCCGCGCCGTCTCGCAATCTTTGGCCGCGTCAGGCGGATTGCATGACGGTATTCGGCCCTGTCGGCACATCGCAGGTGTTGGTGGAGCTGCCGTTCGCCATGGTTCTCGCCTGGGACAAGTCGGTGCGCATCCGCAAGATTTCCCTGCACAGCAAGGTAGCTACCAGCGCGAGTCGCGTATTTGAGCAGGTTGCGGAATTCTACACTGAAGGCGAACGCGCCGCCCTCGGGCTCAACATCTTCGGCGGATCGCTGAATGTCCGGCGCATGCGCGGCGGCACGGCTTACTCAATGCATAGCTGGGCGATTGCCATCGACTTCGATCCGGAGCGCAACGGGCTCAACGTAAAGGCTCCGCAGGCGCGACTTTCCCATGCGGATGCCGTGCCCTTCTGGGAGGCGTGGGAGGCGGAAGGCTGGCTCTCGCTGGGGCGCGCGAAGAATTTCGACTGGATGCACGTGCAGGCCGCTCGCCTGTAAACCTTAACGAAAGGGAAAAGCCATGAATACAGCAGTCATTACTGCGCTCGCTGAAGCCGTGAGCGCCACCGTGAAGCGTGACGATGTGCCTGCGCAAAGCGGCGCGATCAAGCCCATTGTCGATGCCGTTGCGCCAATCGTCGCCAATGCTACGAACAATGAGCCGTGGTACCAAAGCCGCGTAACGATCGGCGCCATTGTCTCGATTGCAGTCCCGGTTCTTGGTGCGCTTGGAGTGTCTGCCGATGTGGTCGACGCCGACCAGCTCACGGCGCTGCTTGTGGCGCTGGGTTCGCTGATAGGCGGGGCGATCACCCTCTATGGCCGATGGAAGGCCCGCAAGCCGTTAGGCGGCTAATGCAGTCAGTTTGCTTGGACAGAAAGGCCTTCGCGAAATGTCTCGCGAAAGCCGTCATATCAAATGCATCGAAGGTACAGGGAAAGCATGGCTCAAGGGGAAATTGATATGGCGGGATTGAGCTTTGACCCGATGGCATCTTATGCGCGTCTGTCTGAGCGAGTGGAAAACCAAGGCAAAGACATCATCGATCTGCGCAGCAACATGAACACCGGCTTCCAGACAGTGAATGCCGGTCTGAGTGCTCTCTCACACGAACTCCGGACAAACAGTAAAACACAGTGGCCTGTCATTTGGTCCGCTGCTGGCGTTTGCTTCACCGTGCTCGCTGCGCTCGGCACGTTCTTCTACGGCACCCTTGCTCGCGAGCAAAACAGGCTCGATGCTGCAATCGTGAAATCGAACGAACTGACCCAAATCGCGATCTCAGGACTGAGCGACAAGGTTGTCACACAGAAAGAACTAGACTGGCGGACCGCCCGATCGGCGGAAGATCGAGCGCGAACCGATGCATCGATCAAGGATCTCCAGCGTCAGCTTGACGATGTCAGGCAATCGCAGAGTGCGGCCTATGGACCGCGCGATGTCATCATGGATCTGCGGGAGCGGATGGAGCGAATAGAGCGGATCAAATAGCGCGAGGTGAGGCGCTAAGTCTTCCTCTGCAACGGGATCTGCATCCGCGCCTTGTCGTAATGCAGGGTGCACCGGTCGTAATAATCATTGCCGACACGCTCGCATCCTTCGGCACTGGCGATCTTCCTCAGCAGGTCCGGCATGACGTTATCACCGATCCTTTGCCGCATGAGATCCGCATCATACTGGCGTGATAAGCCGCACGTGTCGCAGATAACAGCGATCTTCTGCCCTCGATAGTCTGACAGGTATGGCGAGGTATAGCCTCGTTCTGGGGTCCGCATTAATCTGCTTAGTGAGTTTGCCCTGTTTTATGAAGAGCCGAGCGCACGCCTCTAAGGCTTCAATTGCAGCCAGATGCAACTCCGGTGAGAGTTTTGATAGCTATTTTTTGACAGAACCGATAGTTCGCAGAGCTTCATTGAAGAGTTCCATTAACTCATTTTGGATTTCAGCAATGTCTTCATCAGGTCGCTCTTTGGAACTGACCGCGATGGCGTGTGCGGGATTATCTGGGTAGGGAGGATTCGCTAGCACAGGATCATCCAGAACACATAAAGCTTGGTCACCCTTTTCATCTTGAATAGCTCGGACAGACGCTGCTGTTCGAACTAGAACCCCGACCGGTGTCTCACCTTGTTTTCCGATCAGGTGCGAAATTTCGGTGATCTCCTCCTCCGACATCCTGTCGATCCTGAGCAAAGATACGCCGGAACTACGGATGTGAGAGAGTGGAAATGTACCCGGCTTAAGTGTCCCATCCTTTCGGAAATGGTTAGGGCTCGTCACAAGTCGGCCCACATTTTCGGTGTTGTCTACCGGACCGAGTTCGCCATGGGATTCATGTTCCCCCTCACAAATGCAGGCTTCTATCATGTAAGCTACGCTGCATTAATTACGTCGAGCAGTTCCTGCGGAATTCCGTCCTTGATTAAAGACTGCCCTTTGACCTTGGCTCCAGTTTCTTTGTTTTTTGCAAAGAAAACAAACTTCAGCGGATCTGAAAACGAAACGCTCGAATAAATCGACGGTGTATCCCAGAACCAGCTAACCATTCCGTCTGCGGCTGCGCTTGCTTCAGGAACTGGAGTGTCGAATGGCAAAGATGCCAAAAACAGAAGCGCCGAATTGATGGCGTCTTTAGACGGCGAGATGCTTCCCACCCCATCCCATCCATCCGGAAGTACGCTGAACGAAGACATTTCGGTGACAGCGTCGTTAAACGCGGCATGAAGAACAACGTTTCCGTAACTTTTGTGCCCGGCCATAGAGCTTGCTGTAACATCAGAGCCAGGATGCGCCGCGCTCAAGTGCCCAGTTGGCAGAACGAGTGTCGCGACGGTTGCCACGCTGCCAAGCGCATAAAGAACGGAACGTGAGCTGGCAACAAAACTTGTCCGAGAAGCAGACTTACCAAGGGTCGTCGGTGCCATCGCGATAGTTAAGGGCCCTCCTGGATATTCCCCAGTCGCAAAGCTCGTACTGTCACGCCACATTCAGATTGATCCTTTCGGCCATCTTTTCCACAATGAACGACTTCAACATTTTTTTGTTTCGATCATGCATACTTGTGAAAGTTGAGTCGAGCCACCCACTCTTTACAATTTCCTGCGCTGCCTGAGGTGATGTCAGCTGTTGCTGAATATAGGCATCAAATCTGATAATGGGAGAAGCGCTTTCGTCTTCTATGCCATCGACGTGAACACGCTCTAAAATCCTGCCCTCTGCCGTCTGGTCGAACCACCCTTGATGGAGGTGCCAAAGATGGCCTTTAGTCGCAACTGAAGCGGGGACGTGGCTATCAAAGGAGAGTATCTCTTTGACATCGTAGTCCTCTTTGTTGCCGTCCCATTTAAATGAATTTATGTACTGAAGAGAGGCGCCGTTGATTACGTTATCAGGCGTCCCAACCAACGCTAGCACGTCTTTGAAATAAGAGTGAGCTCGACCCCAGACTTCCTCCCACCTGGTGTAACTTAAGCAGTTCACAAATATATTGTTATTCTCAAGAAATATTCTCCACTCTAAATTTCCGTCAGGCTTAAAACGCTCGAAAGCGATGCCCGCTCCCATTTGTATAGGAAATCCTGCTGGAAACATTGCTTCGTTATTAAAGAAAGGGAAACTAGCGCTCCGCGCGATGCGTGGAAGTTCATCTTTCCACTTACTATGGTTCTTATGAAGTTTCTCTATCTCATGAGGGGCAAATGGTCGGCTAGTTGTGATGCCGAACACAACTTCCACGATTGCATGATCGGAATTTGCGGGTACGAACGACAACTTTTGCCACTCCCATATTTTTCACGCTCCGTCTACAGCGCCATCATCAAAACGTCCAGCAGACATTCGTCACAAATGATTTAAATATGGTGAGGTTCTTTATTGCTCAAACTATGTAGTCAGAAACGCTTATTGTCGCGACAAGTGCCAGGGATTGAAGCAACAATTGATCATTGAGAGCACGGCAAGCCCACGAGGTTGATTGCAAAGATCGTTCTGAACGCAAGGAAAAATGCTGTTAACACAACAAGCGGAAAATGCAGTTTAAGCATTGCAGAATCACGCCTTGTTCACACTAGGCGTTGAAGAACATACAATGTTTTTGGATTTGCAGTCCTCTGCGGCCTTCAGAATTTCCTTGCATGGTCAATATTAGCGGCGAAGGCTAACCGTCATGGCTAACCCCACTGGCTAACCAGTTCGGAATGCAAAATAAGTATTTGTAATTATTGATAAAAAAACAAGAATGGTGGGCCCGGAGGGCCTGCCGAATTCGAGCAAAATCAGCCGCTTAACCCCGTGTGGGACTAAAACCCCGCTTCATAAAAATCAATGGCTTAAGAAAGCCGCCGTCCCACTTTTTCCGACCATTTCCGGCCCCTCTTTCCCGGTCGTATCGCGGCCAGGGAGGCGCGCATGAGCGGAGCGCGGCCATTCCGGGACGTGAAGCTGCAATGGCTTCAGCAGTTGAGCTGCGACAAGGATTTGAGCGACAGCGCGCGGTCCGTGGCGCTCTACATCATCACCACGCATCTGAACGGCCACACCGAAAAGGCGTGGCCGTCCTATCAAACGATTGCCGACGCGACCGGCAAGAGCGTCAAGACCATTCAGCGCGCCGTCCGTGAACTTGAGGTCAAAGGATGGTTCGAGGTCCAGCGCGGAAATGGCGTCGGGCACAACACAGAATATCGTCCCTCAGCAGCATCGATTTTACGCGCATCGGACGCCCGCGAAAAGACGGACAAAGTTGTCACCCTTTACCCTGAAAAAGGCGGTCAAAATCGTCCCGAAAGGCGGTCAGATTTGTCCAGCGAAGGGGGACAAATATGTCCACCAAACTTAGAGAAAGAAAAAATATATAAACCTAACCCGCGCGAGGACGCCCCGCCGCGCGTCGAGGCGCGGCGAGCCGTCCCGCTCGTTTTCGTGGCCGAGACCAAGACGGATCAGGTCGAGCAATGGCGCTCCTGGTTGCGACGTCACGGCTTTCCTTCGATCGACGCCTTGGGCCTTCGAACGGTGAAAACCAGGAAGCCGGGGTATGCTTTGCCGGGCTACTGGCCACCTGATGACACAAGCCCCAGCGCCCTCGATTGGATCGCATTCTTCAGCCGTCGCCGTGACCACATCGCCGATGAACCCGCGAGGCAAACCGATCTTCGGAGGGCGTCATGATGGCTGGCGATTTGAAGGGAGCAAGGCGACCCCTGTCATACGGCGAGCCTTCTGACAGGGAGCCTTGTGAGGGGAGGCAGGCCTCCCCTTCAAACCCCACCAAGAACGCCCGGCGATCGCCCAAAGGCGACCTCAATGCCGTCGTGGTTTTCCGCTGCACGGCATCGGAAAAGCAGGCGCTGACCGCACGCGCAGCGCGGGCCGGTCTGCCCTTCGCCACGCTGATGCGGGAAGCGCTTGGCCTCACCGAGGCACGGCGTCGCCGTCCGGTTCCCAAGGTGAACCCGGAACTGGTGCGCGCCGTCGCCCGGATCGGCGGCAACCTCAACCAGATTGCGCGATGGCTGAACACGGCCCAGGCACAGGGCCAGTTGTCCGCCATCGACGCAATCACGGTTGCCGCCCGCCTCGTCGCCATCGAGCGGGCGCTATCGGAAACGCTTGAGCAGTTCACGGCCAAGGATGGCGCGCCGTGCTGATCAAGTTCTTCCGAAACGGCCAGGGCGGCGGATCGGGACCGGTTAACTATCTGGTCGAGCGCGACGTCGTCGCCTACGACCAGAACCGCAACGCGATCCGCGATGAGCGCGGCGAGGTCATGCTGTTTGCCCGCGAGCCTTTGCCGGAGGTGCTGCGTGGCGATGCCGACCGCATGCGCGCGCTGATCGACGCCTGCCCGCACCAGTGGACCTATCGCGCCGGCGTCATCGCCTTCACGGCGGAAGACGCGCCGAGCCCTGTCCAGCAACGGCAGGTGATGGACGTCTTCGAGAGCCTTGCCTTTGCCGGCCTCGAACCCGACCAGCACGATATGCTTTGGGTCCGCCATACCCACGAGGGCCGCGTCGAGCTGCATTTCGTGACCCCACGCATGGAGCTTGCGAGCGGGCGCAGCCTCAATATCGCGCCGCCCGGCTACCAGAAGCACTACGACACCCTACGCGATGTACTGAACAAGGAACACGCCTGGAACGATCCGATGGCCCCGGAGCGCGCCCGCGAGACCGTCAGCCTCATCGAAAGCGTCCGGCGCGGCGATGCCCGCGAACTGATCCATGACTGGATCGTCCAGCGCATCGAGGCCGGCCAAATCCGCGACCGCCCGAGCATGACCGAGGCTTTGACGGCGGCAGGTTTCGATCTGCCGCGCGCCGGCAAAAATTACATCACCGTGCGCGACCCCGAGACGGACGAGCGCTGGCGCCTGAAAGGAGACCTGTTCCGTGAAGACTGGACCCGAGAGAATACCCTTGAGCGAGCGCTTGAAAGATCGGCTGGTGAGCCCAGTTGCTCCGGAAGCCGGCTCGACGCCATCACCCTCGACGAGCTTCGAGACCGATTGGAGCGAAGCCTTGAAGCGCGCGCAAGCTACAATCGAGACCGATATCCGCAGCTTCACGGACGCGAACCGCCGGCACTTGAACGAGGCGCTGGCGATGACCGAGGCGGACGTGAACCGGCTTCGCTCGATGGTGCAGCCGTTCTTGCTGACCATGGGCGCGGTGGCCTTGCTGATCATCCTGCTGAGTTTCACCGCGAGCTGGTTTTGGGCGGGTCTGATGATCGACCGCGCCCAGAGCGCAAGCCTCTGGCAGATGGGCTTGCAGATCAACCAGACCAACAGCGGCAAAGTCCTGACATGGGACGTCAACCGCCTTCAGCTGATCACCTGTCAGGCAGGGACCGGCAAAACCCCATGCCTAAAGATCGTCCAGGGAGATTGACCGATGACCGGAACGACCAGATCACCGATGGCCGAGACCCTGTCGCCGCTGGAGCGCGAATTGCTGGGTTACGTCGAGACGTTGATGAACACCTTGCAGAGCGGAACCGCGCAGTTCGAGGCGCTGGAGAAACGCTCGACCGACATGATCGAAAACCGGCAAGCGGCTTTGGAAGGATCGCTGAAATCGCTCATCGCGTCACAGGCTACCTTCATGAACGCCTGGCTCGCCTCCGGCAATCATTCCAGCGACACGACCTCGACCGAGCTGACGGAAGCGTTCGCCCTGCTGGAGCAAGCCGAAGCGATGCTGGAGACGGTCGCGCCGCCGACGTGACAGCCCGACCGCCCGCGCCCGGTCGCGGCCGCAACTGATTTTTATTTCCGTCTGGAGTTTCGATCCATGAATTTGATCATTCAGCCCTACCGCTATGCCCTTTCCATTGCCGTCGTGGCCGCCGGTTTCCTGCTGATGGAAACCGCACCGTTGTTCTGGCCACCCATCTACCAGAACGCGCGCGCCGCCATTCTGGTTATGTTTTGCGGGTTTGCGCTGTTGACGTTGGCGGGAGACACCCAGGGCCGCATCCGCAGCGCGTCGGGCTTAGCTGTGGGGGCTGCCCTCCTTGCCGCGTCTGCTCTCGCCCTTACCGACCCCACCATTGCGGCCGGCGTCCTGCTCGACAGCTTCAAGGCTTGGCGAAATGCCGGCTATTCCGGAATCGAGAGCATCCGGGGGATGGTTTCGACATGGGACCGCTTCACAGAGGCGCAAAAGCTTGGCCTGCAAACCAGCCTCGCCATCGGCCTGCCTGTGCCGCTATTCTTCATCCTGCGGGCAATCTCGATTGCCGCCCCCGCATCATCGAACCGCATTTCCAAACAAGGCCCGTGGCGCGCCCGGTGGATGAACCGGAGCGAGTTGCGCCAACTCCGGCACAACGATACCGGTTTGCCGCTCGGTCTCTCCGGCGGCGCAATGCTACGCTACCGCCCCAACCCGAAGACAGGATGGCGCGCAGGCCATCATGTCGCCATCGCCGGCACGCGCGCCGGGAAAGGCGTGTCCGTCGTCATTCCCGCCATCATCGACCATGACGGCCCGGTCGCCGTCCTCGACATCAAAGGCGAGAACTTTGCCGTGACGCGCCGCTATCGGCAGTCGCTCGGGCGCCAAGTCGTGGTTCTCAATCCCTTCGGCGTTATCGAGCCATCGAAGGATCGCTTCAATCCGCTCGACTATATCCGGCAAGCGCACCTCGTCCGCGACATCGAAGTCATTGCCGAGGGGCTTGTTCGACCGGAAGGCGGAAACGGCACGCACTTTGCCGAAATGGCGAAATCCATGATTGCCGCAGTGATCGAGGTCGTCATGACCATGCGCGAGGAAGCCGATCGTAACCTGATCACCGTCATGGACCTGCTGTTTTCCGCCGGCTTTGAAAAGACGCTGACGGAATGGGCCGGAGCGCCCGAGACCTTCGGCACCCGCCCGGCGGCCGCCGCTGCCACCTTCCTTGCAGCCGGCGAGAACGAGCGCGGCGCAATCAAGACGACGATCAAGAAGGCCTTCGACTGGGCACGCTCGGATGAACTCCGAGCCTTTCTCGGCAAGTCCACGTGCTCGCTCGAAAACCTGTTCGAGGGCCGCGCCGACCTCTTCATGGTCGTACCGCTCGACCAGGTGGACGCCCAGGCGGTCTTTCTCCGGTTGCTCACGAACATCATTCTCGGCATGGCCGTACGGCTGGAGGGCGCCAGGAAGCCGAAAAGGAACGTGCTTCTGGTGCTGGACGAGTTTGTCCGTCTCGGCAGAATGGAAAAGCTGATCAACATCGCCAACGTCGCTGCCGGCTGCGGCATCGAGGCGCTGTTCATCACCCAGGACAAGGGCCAGATCGAAAGCGTCTATGGCAAGGGCGACACCGCCAGCATTCTCGGCTCCTGCGTCACCACCCGCATTTTCGGCCTGGGTCGCGCCGAGTTTGAAACCGCCAATTGGGCCGCCAATGCGCTTGGCGATCAGACGGTGCTCACCCGCACGAAACAATCGTCTGCAAAGTTCGGGGAGAGCCGCAAGACATCAACCGCCGAGCAACGGCAGAAGCTGATGACTGCCGATCAGATCCTAGAAATGAAGACAGGCAAGATGCTCATGCTGGCGGGCTCGAAGCCGCCAGCGCTGGTTGACGCGATCGTGTCGCACCGGCATCCGGCATATCGCGGCAAGCTGGACCGGAACCCGATGGTGGGAGCCGCCTAGAGTGGGCGTACAGGTACACTGTATCAGTTTCCTCTGGTGGGCATATTGCATATGTTCACATTATGTTCCATGATTGCATCATTCTGAGTTATCATGCAGAACAGTGCTGCAAGGTGCAGCGCACGATTCGGAGGTTCAAGTGATTTCGCAAGAGATGGTGCGCGTTACAGCGTCCCTTAATCGCTCTCAAGAGCAAGCTCTCAAAGAGTTGGCCGTCAAAAACAAGGTCAGCGTGGCTTGGCTGGTCCGCTACGCAGTTGATCAGCTAGTCAATCAGGGTCGAGAAGCGCAACTGCCTCTCGATCTCACTACACGCAACTAGCCATGGAATCCTTTGATTGTGTAGCTACGCCCTTGGAGGGTGAGGCCGTCGTATATTCATCGGTTAGACGCGGAAAAGCGCGCTTACCAGTTATTGACCTATTTGCCGGTGCTGGTGGATTGAGCATAGGAGCAACCGACGCCGGCTGCGAAGTCCGAGCGTGTGTTGAAATTGATCAGATAGCCTGTCGCACATTGCGCATGAACCCCCAGTATCATGGCACCGTCATCGAAAGTGACGTTGCAAATATTAGCGGCCTAGATCTGCGGCAGGCCGCGCGCCTTGGTCCAAGTGATCCTTTGATCGTTGTCGGTGGCGCGCCTTGTCAGCCCTTCTCTAAAGCAGCTTATTGGGTCGAGAACGGCGAGGAATCGCGCTATCGACGGGCGCGGGCCGCTGGCGTCGCTATGGCTCGGCCGCCCGCACCCACCGAAGCGCGCCCTGATGCGAGGCGCACTTTGGTCGAGGAGTTTTGGCGCTTGATCTTCGAATCAAATGCTGATGGCTTCGTTTTCGAGAACGTGCCCAGTATCAAGCATCCACGTAACCGGCCGGTTCTGGAGGGATTTCGCCAAGCAGCTGAGGCTGCCGGCTACGAGGTCACACAGGTCACAGCGAACGCTGCTGAATACGGTGTCGCCCAGACGCGCGAACGGGTTTTCCTACTCGGTGCAAAGCGCGGAGCTCCAGTTCAGCCAGCGCCCACGCACACACTCAAGGTGGAAGCAAGCTTAAGGCCGGCAGTAACTGCGGGCGAAGCACTGGACGGCTTTGACCGGCCACAGTTCTTTGAACCAGAAGAGCTAGTTAATGGTCGTTGGGCCGAACACCTACGTACCGTTCCGCCTGGCTGGAATTATAAAGCACACACCGCTTGGGCCGGACATCCTAATCCAACTTTCGTCACTGAAACACGTTTTTGGAACTTCCTACTGAAGCTCGCTCCAGAACGTCCGTCTTGGACGATTGCGGCTTCACCTGGTCCTTGGACTGGTCCCTTTCATTGGTCCAATCGACGGTTAAGGACTGTCGAGATGGGCGCGCTGCAGGGGTTTCCTGAGGGGTATCAATTGGCAGGTAGCAGGCGCGACCGTGTCCGCCAGCTAGGCAATGCAGTTCCCCCTCCGCTCGCGCGAAGGATGGTTGAGGCCGTTGCCGAAATGGTTAATAGATAGAGGGAGAGGCGCCGTGCGTAGTATTAGTTTATTTAGCGGTTGCGGCGGACTAGACTTAGGTCTCCAGGCGGCAGGCTTTCGGACTGTTTTGGCTTCCGATTTAGAAGCGCTTTGCGGGGAAACTTGGCAGCGGAACCTGCCAACAGTTCCATTTCTTGCAAGTAGAATTGGCTCGCTGTCGAGAAGCGACATATTTGCAGCGCTTGGTGGCCGAATAGGAGAAATTGACCTGGTGGCCGGCGGCCCCCCATGCCCACCTTTCTCAAAAAGCCGCTTTTACCGGAAGGACAAGCCACGAGCCCTGGATGACCCCAATGGCTGGGAAACTGTCAATGGCTACCTTAACATGCTTGATTGGGTCCGTCCGCGTGCATTTATTCTCGAAAACGTTAAAGGATTAGCTTACAAAGTTCACGCGGACGCTATTAACACGATAGTTTCTCGTGCGGAACAACTCGGATATAAAGTCACCACCGGTGTATTAAATGCGGCAGACTACGGCGTGCCACAAATTCGCGAGAGATGCTTTGTTCTCGGCTCACTTGAGGGCAGTATTTCATTGCCTCCCCCGACGCACTCTAAGGATGTTGACAGTTCATTGTTGCCGTGGGTTACAGCTGGTTCTGTGCTATCTGACTTGGATACCGAAGAGAATGCTTGCGATGATGGGCATTTCGCTGGCGGTCAACATCATGATCTTCTGCGGCAGGTCCCCCCAGGGGACAACTATCTTTACTTCACTGAGAAGCGTGGTCACCCAGATCCCAAATTCAAGTGGCGTGGACGCTATTGGTCTTTCCTGCTCAAGTTAAGCCCTGACATGCCGTCTTGGACGATACAGGCGCGGCGATCGAATAACATGGGACCCTTTCATTGGAGAAACCGTATCCTCAGAATCGAGGAAATCAAAAGGCTTCAAACTTTCCCTGACAATTTCCACATCGCGGGAACGGTTGAACAGCAATGGCGCCAGATTGGAAACGCAGTGCCGCCAGTTCTTGCGGCGGCGGTTGGGCGGAGTGTTGCAGAGGCCATCGGCGCTCCATTGCGTGACGCGGCATGAAGCGGCTCCCTTCGTTCAATGACTTTTCTCCGGGCATCATCGGAGATGTCCGGCGGCCTTTAGCGATTTTAGATCAACTCGCACCAGATATGACGGCGGTCGTCGCTGAGTGGGATAAGACTTTCTTCGCTTCCGCGGGCAACAAGCGCGCGAGCACAAACATACCTGCGACACTCACCAGCTTAGGATTGATGAGCCGTAGCCCACTTGCGTTGACAGATGCCGGCAAAGCAATACTAGGGGCACCAGATCGGATCGAAGCCGCGCGCCAGCTTGTTCGACATATTGTTGAGGTTGCCAATGGGATGGCAATCGTCGACGCGGTTCGCTCGCTCAACGCTCGGGGAGAAATGCTTACGAAGGCAACCCTAAAACGTGAGCTAGAGGTCAACGGCATAGAAGGTTTGTCAAACGCTACAACCGATCACACGACTTTGCTAAATTGGATGATCGAGGCTGGACTTTTTGTTCGCAGCGGTCGGGCCAACCCGCAGCCGGATGAGTCCGCGATGAAATCGGTGCTGGGTATCTCCGCATCTGAGAGGTCAAGTTTTGCTGAGCTACCACTGAGCCAACAGATCTTTTTGCAGATTTTGCGACGCGTAGCAGAAGGTGGTAGCGCAATCCCTGCAAAGCAAGTGATAGACGAATGCCTTCGCGAACACCGTCAACGGTTTGATGAGGATCAGGTTCGAGCAAAGGTTATTAGGCCCCTTGCTGATGCTGGTTGGATCGAAGCGCCTACAACTGGGGCGCCGGCAGGTCGTGGTGGCAAAAGTGGAATAATCATCCCATCTGCAAAGCTGATGGGTGTCCCGATTGAGCAGGTGTTACCAGACTTTGACCAAGTGATACCACCTGACTTGCGCGCCAAAATTGACCTGCCACGAGCAGAGGTGAAACAGCTACTGGAGAGCAGTCAGACGTATGATCGTGGTCTGGGGCTGGAGCTTTTAGCTCTCAAAATGATCCTGGATATAGGGCTTGAGCCGCGTGCCTTTCGGTTGCGCAGTCGGGACACGGCCTACGCTGAGGTTGATCTTACGGCTGAGGGCAGGAATCTGCTCTTTTCCCGTTGGAACTTTCAATGCAAATGCGTAGGCACTCGCGTGAGCCTTGGCGATGTTGCAAAGGAAGTAGGGCTTGCCATATATTCTAAGGCCCACGTAGTCGCCGTTGTTACTACCAGCGAATTCTCCAGCGAGGCTATCAACTATGCCCGTCAGATCACGGCTGAGACTCATCTGCAGTTCTTATTAGTCAACGGGCCAGCGGTTATTAGCTACCTCGAAAAAGGGGCTGGATTTTTACTTGATTATGTTGCCGCAAACGCCGCTGGCGTGATGACCCAGAAGCGTGGACAACCAGTTATTCCGCAAGGCGCTCTTTAATGGTTCTGGTACGGAAGGCCCAGCTTTTTGACCTTGTCGCTCAAAGCCTGCAGCTTTCAGAATGGCGTATACTGTGGTTTCACGACGGGCACCCTGCAAAGGTCCGACTTATAAAAGATGACCTGGCCATCGATGCGTGGCTACACATTTGGAATCTGACTCCCGGAGGGCGGCCTAAACAGATGCCGCTAGAGCGGCGCATACAACCCACCGGGATAGGCGATCACTTTCGTTCATCTCGAGGCTTTCGGACGTTGATATTGGGATGGTCAGACGAGACGGGTGTTTTTGCCGCTTTTGACTACAATTATCATGCTGGGAAAATAGGGAGTTCCTCATCTACTCAGACCGATCTTAAGGCTTTAAAAGATGCTGCGGAAAACGGTTTGGGCGTCTTTGCCAAGGCTACTGGCGAATTGTCTATTGCTGTCCGTCCGGACATGCTCGGAATTTACGTGGAGCAAATGAATGCCCTCCATGCCTCTGGAAAAGACCCAGATCAGCTAGCAATATTTAGGCGCATGGCGGCAGATCCACTGACGGTTGATGTCGAGGATGTGAATAAGCACATGCCGGTACCGCGCCGGCAAGTGATGACCCAGACATTGCGGCAGCTTCGAGACCGACGCTTCAGTCGGCATGTCCTCGGCGCATATAGTCATCACTGCGCTATGTGTGGAGTGCAGCTTCGCTTATTGGACGCCGCGCATATTCTTCCGGTGGCGCACCCCGAAAGCGACGACGCGGTTACAAACGGCGTTGCGCTATGCGCACTTCATCATCGCGCCTACGATGCGTCCTTGGTGACCTTCAACAACACCTACGAGGTCATAGTCAATCGAACGCTATCTAGCCAACTTGCTTCACAGGGACTGCACGGTGGCCTCGCCGAATTCAAGGCGGCTTTGAAACCATCCCTTCTCTTGCCTCACAAATTGGCCCATCATCCTTCGCATCGAATGATTAGCGCAGCCAATAAACTGCGTGGTTGGAGATTTTGAGTCATCCTGAAAGCTAGGAGATGGTGCGACAAAAAAATGATTGATCGCAATGTCATGTTCTTACGGACGGTGGTCAAAAATGCTAAAATTCTTTCTCATCCTGTGGTCTCGGCACGAAACCAACGACGAACCCGAACAGCCTACCGATTTTTCTTAACGTATCCAGAGTTGGATTCGCGGTGCCCGCCTCAATTTCAGCGATCTGTCTGCGGGTAAGACCAAGTACTTTTGCGAACGCTTCCTGGTTCATACCGATACCCTTGCGGAGTTCGGCCACGCCTGCAGGCAGCCTCAGATCGCCGCATCGCGCTCGTTCCGCCAGCGTTCGTCGGTTCTCCAGTATTTCATCCTTCGATGGCATTTTCCATCGCGCCATTAGCGAGTTTACTCCTGCGGCACGATGCCGAGACGGTCGTTTTGTCAGCGGACGCGCCGAGGAAGCTAGTGCGTCGCACTTAGATCCAGCATCACCGCGTGACTGTCGGTAAGGCGCATTAATTGACCCTTTGAATGGTTCAAATAATGCGTTTCCGAAATTATTCAACCCATCAAAGTGGGTTGAATAATTGCTGTCAGAACTGCCAGCTACCGAAGCGGTCATTAAAGCTTCTGATACGGCTGACCATCTTTCGGCCACGCAGCGCATTGCCACACGCGAACAGAATGAGCGACAGGCTGAGCACTGGTGTCATCCATGCTTCGGAGCCGCTGTTTGCGTCGAACAAGATGAGCGAAACGGCTCCCATTGCAGCGAAGAAGACCATCCCAAAATCGTATTGCTTTGAAAGGCTTTTGAGTCGGGCCGAGTGCTGAGTATAGCGCAACTGCCTTGCCAGCCTTCGTTTTTCGGATGCCAGTTGGTCGCGCTGGCGACCAAGGGCGTAGGCGCCCTGCATTATCTGCTCTTCGAAGCTCGATTTACTCATATCGCTGACCTCAGATATTTTTCCGCAATTTCCTCTGTGAATTCGCCGTGCTGTTCGGCGTAGTCGATTAGGAACCGGATGAGCTTCAAGCGCTTATCCGGCTCCACCTGACACTTTTCCCGCACGATAAAGGCATCAACTTGGTTCGTGACCTCGTGATACAGATCGACCACGTCCCGATTGTAGGGGGTGCCTTCACCGGTCATCATCCAGACTGGATTGACGTTGAACTTTGTGTAAAGCGCGCGCAGTACGCGAACGGGAATCTCTCGCTGGCCGCGCTCATAGGTATTGTAGCCGCCCTGGGAGACCTCAAGCGCTTCCGCAAACGGGATCTGCTTCAGTCCCGAGTTTTCACGGATCATCGCTAACCGTTTGCCCATCTGAATGAGCAGCGTCTCTTGCGTCGAAATATTATTTTTCTGATAATCGCGTTGCATTTTGAGGATCGATGTGATTCTTTTGCGTTCATATCAGTCTATCATCAGTTGGAGGTGAATTTCCAATGCAGGCGCAACTCTTGTCCCCCAAACAACTCGCAGACAGATCCGGATGGCCGGTTGCTCGCATCCGAAACCTGATCGCCAAGCAGGAAATCCGTCATGTCCGGATCGGCGGAAGCCTGTTTCTGCCGGAAAACGCCGTGGATGAGTATCTTGCGGCGAATATGGTCGAGCCCAAGCAGAAGGCTTTGGCGCTTGCTGACAGCACCTCCAGAGCGTGAGGAACAGCACATGAAGCAGCAAGCTGAAGCGTTGGCCCCGCGCCCCATTTACAAGGTCGCAGTCAGCCGGGTCCGTGCGGCGGAACTTCTCGACGTCTCGACGGGCACCTTTGATGATTGGGTACGTCGTGGGTTGATGCCGAGAGGTGTGAAGATCGGCGCCTTGCGCCGCTGGGATGCCGAGGAAATCCGCGCGTCCTGGTACGACATGAAGGAACAGGGACTGAGCGGAGACGAAGACGATGGCGAGAACCCGTTTGATCACGCGGTCGGGTAGCCAGCGGGTCCCCTTTAAATATTGTTCGCGGGATATCGATCGGCACGGCAACGAGCGTTTTTATCTCCGCCTGCCAGGTATGCCGAAATACAGGATGACGTCCGCCTATCTGGACGAGGCAGGAAGCGTCACTCAGGCCTTTACGGAAGAGTATCACCGAGTGCTGGCTGGCGATCGTGGTGAGAAAACCATCCCGATTTCAAGACTGGAGCCCGGCTCGGTTCGCTGGCTTGTCGAGACCTACTATCGGTCCAAGGCGTTTCAAAGCCAGTCTCCGGCAACGCAAAAGGATAAGAAAAGTGTTCTCAATCGCTATTGCGCCAATGTGGGCGAGCTACCATTCAAGAAAATCCGCAAATCGGACATTGAGGCCAGCCAGATGAAGCGCAGCGACACGCCCGGCGCGGCCGATAAGTTGGTGAAATATCTAAAGGCGCTCTTCAATTGGGCGATCACCGCCGATCTTGCGACCTTCAACCCTGCGAACGGCGTCACCAAGATTCACAACTCGCCGGGCTTCCACACATGGAGCGAAGCAGAAGTGGCGCGCTTCCGCGCTGCCTATCCAGTCGGCTCCATGGCTCGCCTTGCAATGGAGTTGATGCTGAATTTGGGCGTCAGGCGCTCCGATCTCGTTAAGCTCGGCTGGCGAAACCTGACCGGCAATCGCATCGAGTTCACGCCAGAGAAGGGGGCCGGTAAGTACACGCAGTCCCTGAGCTTACCAGTCACTGACGAGCTTCGAGAGGTGCTGGACGCGATCACCCATGATCAGCCGACTTTCCTTATCACCGAATACGGCAAGGCCTTCACCGGGAACGGGTTCGGCAACAAGATGCGTCAGTGGTGCAACGATGCCGATTTGCCCGAATGCTCGTCGCACGGCCTTAGAAAAGCGTCCGCAACGATCCTCGCCGAGGCAGGTGCTACCGAACATCAGTTGATGGCGATCTTTGGCTGGTCTGATTCCAAGATGGCGCAGCACTACACCAAAGCCGCTCAATCCAAGCGCATCATTGATGCCGGTTTCGAGCGTCGCAAAACCTACGTGGCCCACAAAAATGTCCCACTTTCTCCTGCCCAGGACTCTGGTGAGGCAAATCAAGAGAAAAACGATGAAAAAACAACGTCATAA